AAAATTCCAATGTCAGTTCCGTTGATTTGAATCTTTACTTGCTGATTTCCGTTTGTATATGACAATACATTTGAACACACAAACTTTACAGGATTTGAGAATGCCAAATCAACTCTGTAATCATTGGGACATAGTTGTCTCTGTACCTGCCAGACGAGTATGTCGATAGAGCTTCCTGCGTTGATGAAATAGTCGCGTTCTGGACCATTGAGGTAGATGAAGTTTGCCCAACAGTCATACATGAGTGTACTGTCCATTGTGCTTGCCCAGTAGATTCTTAGTTCAACCTCCTGATACTGCATACCGATGAGTGGAAGAGAAGCCTGAACATCTTTGCAGAAGAAGAATTTGAATGGGTAAAAGGTGGCTGTTGTTGGACTTGCGTTGGTTCCTAGAGATTGGTAGCGTTTAGAGTATGTCTCAGCCATTGCGACTGGCTCGACGAGTCCGTGAAAAACGCTGTCTTGTGTGTCGATGAGCTGAGAACCAATGTAGAGTTCCACCTTGTCAATATAGGTTGCCCAATTGATTCTCTGAATAACAAGTGTTGTTCTGTTGGTTGCAGTCAGATACATGTAGTTGACAAGATCACCCATACGATCAACCTTGATGGATGTCATTGCACCTGGTTGAGGATTTCCCTGTATGATTTGTCTTTCGACGCTCTGAGCAAATGGAACATGCTGACTATAATTGGATCGAAAGAATGATGATGTTGGTGTTCCTGTAAGAAACTGATCTTGTGCGCCAATTGCTAAAATTTGTGCAACACCTCCAGACATTTACAATAGAGTGAGTTTTTTTTATGTAGAATAAAGCTTGATAGAGTATGGGTTACTGGCAAGTACTTTGCTTGGTACTGAAAGTGCATCCAAACTACTATATGGATTCATCTGATCCTTGTATGGATTCGTCTGACCAAGACCAAGTGGTACATATTGTTGAGATGCAGAACCATTTTGTGTCACATAATCTCCTGGTTTTGCAGTTCTGTAAATCTTCACCATGCCAGGATCTGCTGGAGGAACTGGACTAACACCGACATTCATATTTGGAATCTTTTGACTTCTGTTGTCTGCAGATGGCTGGAACCCTCCTGCAGTCGATTGAGAATAAAATGGAACCTGGTATTGTGGTTGTCCATAATTGCCTGGATTTTGAATCTGGTCTTTAAGTGTCAACTTGGCACTCTTTTCAAATGCAGGTGTTGGATATGATACAAAGGTTGATGATGTGGAACCAGGAGTTGGATCAACAGTACCAACAACTCTTTCTGGTAAATGAGTTGCAACAGATGGAATATTGATTCCATTAAACAAGTCACTCTGATTTTCCACTGCATATGTAGACGTTGTAGATGCAGATAGTGGTGTATGAGGTACAACTGCAGTGCCACCAGTCATAACGCCTGGAAGTGTTGTGGTTCTCTCGTAATTGGTTGGTGGCGTCAAGATTCTGTAATCCTGATGAAATCCACCAGACGCAGCAACATCGGGACCAACACCAAGACCAGGACCAACATGAATCTTGGGAACCGGTGAAACTCCATTCTGTACATCAGTCATATACGACTTTGATATATCTAGTAAATCATAACTTGATTGTTTATAAACATCACGAGATGTGTTTGGTGCAGTCACTTGAAAACTAGGAATCCCATTCTTTTTAATTTGTGGAAGACCACTTCCAGTGAAAATCTGTTGGGGTGATGCAGTTTGAATACCTCCACCGTATGGTTGTCCTTCGCCTTGACGCTCATACAGAATTCTGGTATTTGTTGTTCTTTCTGGTGGATCAGTGTCTGGAACATTGTCCAGTCCAGGTGTTCTTTCAGCTGTATAGTTTTCGGTAACTGGTGGTGATGTTGGTTTTTGATATTTCTTCTGAGAAATTTGCTGACCTGCATATGCCAATCCAGCAATTGCTAAAAGGGCAACAACATCCATCTATTATTGTCTCAGAATATAATTTGCAGCATCAGCACGAGTACTTATAGGATTTGGAGGTGGATAGTGTTCGTTGAATGGAACATGGGGGTTTGGGAAATCATATGGTGTTTCTGTATATCGCTTTTTTGGAACAACTACACTATCTTGTGGTGGATATGGAATGGTTGTTTGCATTTATTATACAACGACATTTTTATGCCAACGCTCGTCCCATTACAGGACCTGCACCTCTTGCGTCTGGCGAACACATTGCTGGATTATCTCTACACACCTGGTTATTGTACAATCTTGGATATGTAGTACTTAAAAAGGTTCCCAGGTCATTTGTTGGTGGTTTATGGAAATTTATAGTTGATTCGTGTTGAGATCGTGAATATGGAAACTGCAGATCATCTGCCGGTGGTGGTGGAGGTTCCTCATAATCTTCATCTACTACTGGTCCTGATGTATACCATATAAATGCAATGAATAATGCTCCTATCACTAAATATCGTACATCACTTGTTATTAATAATGCTATTATTGTTGCATAAAATAGAAAACGTGTTGTAGACTCTGATTTTTCTACAGGTGTTGAATAGGTTGATGGCCAAAATTGATCCAGCTTCGATGTATCAAGAAGACTGTGCACATCCATTACTACTACCTAAGATTTCTTTTCAAGATTCAACATATTCGTAACTCCAGTCATCAGAACATTGGGGTCAAATGATCCTGGCTTCATATCCTTTGCACACTTTCGAGCAACATCCTCAATTGCTGCTAGTGCATTTTCTGGGAGAGATGTAATTGTAACTCCTAGCATGTAAAGTGTTTGAAGATACTTCCAAATGGTATTCTTTGTGCTCTGAGACAGTGAATCATTCCAAATGGTAGTCAACTTAAACTCTGTAAAAACCTCTGGATTTTCAATGAAAAACTTGTCATCCATACTCATCAGCTGCTGAGAATATGGTCCAATGTCCTTCATAAACGTCTCCATAACTGCTCGAACATTTGCTTTGCGCAACATCTCAAACGACATTTGGTATTTCTTCATTGCTGGCTCATTGGGAAATGTAAGAACAAGCTCATGAAGAAACTGCTCCATCATATCATTGAAAGCACCAATAGTAGACATTATATATATTACACGTTAATTCTTTAATAGTAAATCACCATCCTCCTCTTCCTCCTCTTCTGGTGGACCAAGTGGTATACTCTTCTCTTCTGCGGGTTCCTCCTCTTCTTCCTCCTCTTGATCACTCTCAACATCTGTATTAACAATAGTCTTTATTGGAACATATGACATTATAACATTATCAATCGATCTGGAAATCTTTTCACCAATCTTTTCGTCTCGTGTATCCTCATCCTCCATAATATTCTTACTCTTGAGAACCTCTGTCGCTGACAACTTGTACACTTTGCGAACAAACTCTTCACATGTTGGCATGGTGAGCTTCAGACGTCCAGTGCTCTTTGTCTTTACAGACGTCATGATTCTGACCAGACTGACAATGGAAGCCTCAATAAGCTTGTCAAAGTTGTCACAGCAATTCTTGAGTTCTTGTGTTTTGGAGTCTACGATGCTGTCTGACCACTCACTAATCTCGAGCATCTTGGTTCGAAAGGTGGGTGTTTTGTTCCAAGCAGGTGATTCGTGCCAATACTCCACAAATGTCTGTGTAATTCCAGGAATCATGCACTCTTGAAGCATGTACAGGAATTGTCTACGAGCCTCTACTATTGCTTCCATTTTTATTACTCTTTATTATTTTGGACGCCATCTTTCGCAAATTTATAAATGACGGAAGAGATTCCTCTTGTATCTTTTCATCCTGAACCTTTGGTTCCTCAAGTTTTGATTTACCCCATGAAACATAGAGACGATATCCATCCTGATCAACCTTGTACTCTAGTTTCTCCATCTGCCTTTTGATATACCTTGTCGCCTTCAACCGATCATACAGTGGATATCCGAGGACAAATTCAGGAATCTCAAGCATAATTTTGGTCATGCCGACAGAAACTCCACATTTAATCTTTCTATTAAATGAATTCATTATGTTGATATACGTATCCTTTCTCACCTTGTTTCTTCTCGCTTCAATCTGCTGAACATCATGTGCAGATATCATACAATAGCTTGATTTTTTATGGTATAGTGATTTTACCCAATACATTTCCTGGAAGAACTTGCATGTCTAGGACCATTGCAGCTGTGCTCCATGGATTTGTTGTCAGTGCCATGA